ACCGTCCCGGTCGCTGTCGCAGACACGACTCCTGTTGTGCCTCCCGCAGTCGCCCCCGATCCGTTCTCAGCCACTACCACCGTTACGCAACCTTTCTCGTTCGCCTCTAACCCCTTTAGTGCGCCTGTTGGGAGTGCCCCCTTTTCTTTTGGCACCCCCTCTTCAAAAGCCGCTCCTTTAGCGGCTCCCCCGCCTGTTGACCGCTCTTCAAAGCGCTCCAAGCGTGGGGAGAGACGCGCTCGCTCTCGGTCCCCGCGTTCACGCACACCGAGTCGCCGTAGCCCCTCTTCGGACACCCCTGCCCCCGGCCTCACGTTAGCAGTGAAGGCCGATATGACCGTTCACTCCCTTGAGTGGAACCGCACCACTGACGTTGCGTCTGTGGCGCGTTGGCTCCGCTCACCTAAGAATGACTATGCTGATATCCATTGGCAATGTTATGACGGGTTAGTTACTCATGACCAGTTTAAGACTGGCCGCCGCACTTTTGAAGAGCGGTTGGCTGTGCATCCTGATCTGGCCAAGAAGAAATTGCCCCGCGGTTTGAATGGTATCCGCGCTCAGGCTGTCCGTATGGCGGGTGGTTCCAACCCACCCGCGGCCCCCCAACCCCCGGCACCTCCAGGTCCCGGGCAGTCTGGGGTCGCCCCTGCCCCAATTCCACCGGTTGCACCACCGGTGGTGGCACCATCTCTCACGTGGAGCGGCTCCAATGCCCGCATCCCCGTGCCTGCCATGCCAGACGACGATTTTGACAAAGTGGTCGCTTGTACTGGTCTCGCAGCCCCTGCCTTTTATAGGCACCAGGGTCCTCATATTAATGACCACCCCATTTCCCATGCCACGCGTTATGTCGCCGCATGGATGGCCATGGACATGGCTCTAGGGTACGCGCCGCAAGGGCCTATCTTGGATATTGGAGGCAAAACCACGATGTGGAAATGGCACCCCGCTAACCGGGTTGTCCTGGTTTCTTGCCCCCAGCTGTGCCCAGCTGACACGTTCCGCACCTCTCGTGGTGCAGGCACTTGCCAGTGCGTCTTCCCAGCCACTTGTGCAGGCTGTGGTTTGGCGCGAGCAGCGGTCGCCATCCACTCATTGTATTACCTTGAACCAACCGATATCTTGGAGTACGTGACTACGATTGGCCCCCTTATTGCAGTTGTCCACCGTTTTGTCGGTGATAGTGGTTCAATCCATGAGCTCGAGTGGAAACGCTCCGGCTCCGACATCTGCATGCACACTGCCACAGGGTCGTCCGTGTACACCCACGCAGATCCCACATGGTTGTGGGAACGCTCCAGCTTCGACACACGTGTTGGCGCCATGGCCTGGCAGATCCACGCCCCGCGTCACCAACACACGATAGTCGTGTTCAAACAATGTCAGAGAGGTCTCACTCAGAACGTTGCGCCAGCGCAAGCTGATCGCCTGTTCGCGATTGTCTCCTCACATAACATCCCTGGTCTCACCCGTGTCGACGCTTGGAATTTCACCACGTCCTCATTTCCAGATGTGAACATTGACCTTCGTCTTTTCGAAGCCGTCGTAGGCTATTGGGCTGGGCGCCCTTGTGACGCCCAGAACTTGCGCCTTGCCATTTCCTATACAAACCGTACTGCTGGTCTCATGGCCATCTCTATAGGCTCTTCCGCTTCAGTGATCGCCGCTGCAGCTGCTGTTGCCGCTGGAGCCGCTAATGTGGCCGCAGTCACCAACCTCCGCGCCAACCTCGGCGTCGTGACCAAATCGAATGCTTTCCTGGCCGATCCCGTTCCCCCCAGCTCTTGGTGGGAACGCATTTGGGCCATAATTCAGGCACACCCTTTCGTCACCACCCTCCTGGCTGGCGCTTGCCTTGGCATAACCGTTACCGTTGGATTTTCTCGTGTCCCCATGAGCATCGCCTCTGCGTTGCGTCAATTGGGTATGGAACTCATGGCCGCTGTTCGACCAGCTTGGCAGTATTTAGCCTCCTGGATCCCCACGGTCTCTGTTTCCTTCACAGGTTCCAAGTGGCCATCGTTAGCTGCCGTTTTGACCAAGTGGGTCCGCTCCCTTCTTGGCTGCGTTGTGCGCTGTTTGAGGCCCTTGGCCCTCACCGCCTGGCAGCTAGGAGCGCGTATCCTCGCTTGGTTGCCACGCTTAGCCATCACTATTAAATGGCGGCGACTCTCCTTGCTCGATCTTCTTGGCCGCTTCATGACCCGGTTGTCAGCCGCAATTAAGCATTGTCCGCGCAATGCTGTGAACCCAGCTTCTTGGAGTTTGGGTAAACGCATGTTCGGTAAGTCTTTCGTGGATGACTACACGGCTCTCAAGAAGCGTCCTCGCCCAGAATTCGACCCTGAGGTCGCCCCCACTGTGCCTGGCTATGCCCCTTTGGCCCACATTTCCCCAGCGTGGTGCGCTGGGATGGATTTCCCCGTGCCGGCCCAGCATCCAACTGCTGACGTCCGCACGACAGGCGTGTTGTTTGAACACATGCCTCTCGCCGGTAATGTGCTTTGCGGTTTTGCCATCTCCGGTTTTGCCCCGATCGTGTGCGGCTCTTGCCCACACAATGAATTGGCGTGCATTAAGCAACGTGTGACCCTTGAGACCTTGCCTTTTGACCCGTTTGTGGAGCATCTCCACGGGCCTGGTTATGATTGGTCTTGGGTTCCCACGCTCGCCCAGCGGGAGTTTTCCTTCGAACAATGGACGAAGCATGCTCCCCCTAAGAAGGTCCGTAAATATCTCCGTTCTGACCTTGAGGATGCCACAACTGAGACTTCTTCTGCTTGTGACCTTTTCGTCAAACGAGAGAACATGGTGAAACACCATGTTAGCGACCCTCTCTCTGCAGCCCTCCGACCCCGTGCTATCCTTGCCAGCACGGGGCAACACAATTTACTTTTGGGCCCTGAGGCTCATGGTTTGTGCTTGGCTTTGGAGGCTTCTGTAGACACAGGCCCAACCCTTCCCCACTTTTCCTTCATCTACACCATGGATGGTGTTGAGCTTGGCTCTTATGTCGAGCACGTCCTTGCTGGGCGTGCCGTCCAATGGGTCAGCCTTGATGCCAAATCCATGGATGCTAGTGTTCGCCCTGAGTTGTTACGCTTGAAATTTCGCGTTTACGAGTACTCTGGTTTCCCTCCTGACGTTATGGCGCTTTGTCGTCGTTCCCTCAAATTGGTTGCCAGGGCTAAGAGCGGGCTGAAGGTTAAAGTCTCCAAAGGTTTTGCCACTGGCCGTCAAGACACAACCCTTAACCATACGGTTGCTTTTGCCTTAGCCACCTCCACGTTCACGTACCCAACTTGGTTCCACGTTTTCAATAAGAGTGATGACCAACTTGTTGCCTTGGACGCCACTGCTGATATGGCTCATTTCACGCGTGCTCTGAAGCACCACTATGCGCGGTATGGCCTTGACATGGCAGCGCAAATGACGACGCACCATTTCGCAGCAGAGTTTTTATCCATGCGCCCCATGATGAATTTCGGGCACCTTGTCTTCCTTCCGAAGATGGGTCGCATGTTGAGCAAGCTCTTTTGGAGCGCTCACCCAAATAATATTGTCTCGCATGCACACCACGCTGTCACTGTGGCCCGTGGTCTGCGCCACTTGGAGCAAGTGCCCCTTGTGGGCCCTATGTTGCAGCGAGTCATGGATGAGTATTGGTTCCTGGTTTCTGACGAAAGAGATCCTTTCCTTAGAGACATTGTGGATAAACCTTATGTTCCAAAGACCTACATTTTCGCAGAACGCGATGTACTGGTTCGCCAGTTCTGTGAACTCTATAGCCTCACTCCGGCTGACATTGATGAGATGGAGTTAGAGGCCACACGCGCCAAATGTTTTCCATGGGTTTTAGGCCACCCTGGATGGCGCCACGTTTTGTCAGTTGATTTGGGTTGGAATTTGGGACGGTGCATAGCCTCGGACGAGCATCCGAAGCTTGATCCCCATTCCTTCCCTCCGACCAGCTGCTTCATCCCCAACCACACCGGTTTCACTTTGATGATGGTTGCCGTTGAAGAGCTCTTCCTGGGTCGTTTTCCTGACATCGCTTTCCCACTTGGCCTGTTGGAGTCAATAGTGCATCGAACACCTTTTAATGTAGTCGGGCACCTCGGCCTGAGGGCCTTGCGGGTTAACAGCTGGCCCGCCGCCCTCATGTTGCACGCTTTATGGAATTTGTTCGCCGAGGTTGTTGAAAAACCACCTATGAGCGCTACCCGTTTAGCTAACCGTGCCGCTACCCTCCTCGACCGTCTCGTCCAATCTCGCCAACTCACTGAGTCTGGCCTTGATTGGCTCCGGACCACTCTTGACCCCTTCATGGATCGCGAAGCGCGTTCCATTGCCTATCCTGACATCAGCAGTGTCCGCACTCTCACTCAGTGCGTGACCTATACGACCTCGGTGTCATCTCCCACCCCAACAACTTCTGCCAATTGGGATTGCCAAGTTGTTTTTGCCCCGTTTTCCCCCTGTTTTGGCCCCAACCCTAACCTACTTCGGCAGGTTATCGCGTGTGCTGCGGGCAATGCAGTGAGCGGCGGCACCATGCCACTCTACCCAGGATTGAACATTTTCACTGGTCCTCCTGGGTTTGACTGGACCGTTGTTAATCCCACTGTTGATGGGGATCTGAGCCTTGACCAGTCCTACTGCTACGGACCATGGCGACTTGTCGCTTGTGGTTTCGAAGTGGTGAACACGTCCGCCCAGATCTACAAACAGGGGAGTGTCACTTGTTACCGTGCTCCTTGTCCCGCTGTTAACGGGATTTATGTCGCCGGTGGCGGATTCAATTCCGCCCAATATGGCACTCTCCCCCCTTCAACCCAGGCCTCAGCGGCGCTATTCCCGAACTCCCGGACTTGGGGTGCTGAAAGTGGTTCCTACCACTATTGCACCTTTAATGACCTCCGTAACCCGTTGGTCAATCCTGGTCCCGCAGTTCCAGTGTTTATGGCGTCACCGAGC